TCTGAGTCAATCGCTTTTGACATACCTGCAAACATTTTGGTCATTTTATCTAATGATATCTCATTAAAAGTTTGTCTAAGTTTTTGACCTTTATTCCCTAATGGACTTATGTATTGATCAATAGGTCCAGTGTCCGATATTCCAGACTTAACAGCATCTTTCATTAATTCAGCAGCTTTCTTTACGTTAGCAATATTTTTATCGATATCACTTAGGCTTTTTTCTGCTTCTTTACGGATTGTTCTGTTCTCTTTTTGCTGAGCGCTTTTTTCTTTTAAATCAGCTTTTATAGTTTCTTTCTCTATAAAAGAAGGTACTTTTGGTGCAGATTCTGCTTTCAAGGTTGCTAGTTTCTCTTTTAACTCACGATCTTTTTGCGCATTGTCTAATTGTGCTTTTTGATAAGGAGACATTCCAGCAGGTTTTCCTTTTCCTTCAGCGGTCATGTAATCTTGGTACATTTTTTGTAGGTTTTGAATTTGAGAAAGTCCCTCTTTTTTAGAAGTATCTCTTCCCGTTTCTATCCCTTTAGCGTAGTCAGTCCCTAGCATTTTTTGCTGAGATCCTTGACCGTAGTTTACGATGTTGTGCGCTGCTGATAAAATGTCTGGTAATCTCTCCTTCCAATCTAACTCTTTTCTAGGAGCATTCATTTTATCTTGATATTTTTGAATATTAGCTCTAAGGTTAGCTAATGTGTCATTTTCTGACACTTCAGGAGGTACTGGAGGTATGTCTTGAATAGGTGCTTCTGCTGCCGGAGATCTCTCTATGGACTCATCCGCTGAAGGAAAAGGATCATTAAGACTCTGCTCTAATTGCTCCACTCTAAGCTCACTATCAGTTTTAGGTTTTTCTCCACTTCTCATTTGTGGAGATATTCCTAATGTTTTATATAACTTCTCTTGATCGTTCATATTATTCGTCTCCTAACATCTCTAAGAGCTTCTCTAATCCTCTTATCTTACTAGAGTCATCAGACTCCTCGTAATCATCTTCTTCTATCTTTTCATGAAGATCATCTCTATAGTCTCTTGGTACACCTTCTACTATATCATCATCTCCTAATTCGTCAACACTTATTTTACCCCTCACTAGATCCATGAAGCGTTGTTGTTGAGGTACATTAAGTACAGCCTCTCCGTCATTTATCTTAGCATCAACTCTATCTCCAGCATAAGATTCCATTCCAGAGTCTACAATATCACCTTGACCGTCAGAAGCATACATAGTACCTCCATCCTCAGCTTCGTGAACTCCACAACATTTATAGGCAGGGATTCCACCATCAGCTAACGCAGCTTGTCTCATTTGAGAGTAAGGGTTATCAAAGTTTTGAGGTCCTATTGGACTCATTATATTCTGTGTTTGTGGCATGTTAAAAGACCCAACATCTAATCTTTTTCTAGCAGGAGCTTTACCGTCACCAAGTAACTTGGAGAGTAGTCCAACACTTTTTCCTATATCAAGCCCACTACTTTCATCTTTTTTTAAAAAATCTTGAGCTTGTTGATCGGTTTGTATTTCTTCACTAGTAACATCGTTACCAATTCCTATTCTTTGGTTTTGTGCATCCTGCTTCATTTTATCCATGTTGAATAATGCGCCATCTTCTGCTCTAGTTACTTCTTTTCTAGCTTTGTCACCAGCAGGAGTAAGTTCTTCACGAACTCTTTTCATGTAATCTTTCTTGAATTTTTCGTGTTGTTTATCTTCTTTTTGTTTAGACTCTTGTTTCATTCTCTCTTGTTGATATTGAACTGGTAGCGCTTCTGCTGACATACCTGCAACACCACCGTCTTCAAAAGACGATAAAAGTCCTGCTGCTCCACCTACTGCTGCTCCAACTCCTGTTCCTATTCCCGGAACTACACTTCCTATTGCCGCACCCGAAGCGGCTCCACCTAATGCACTTTGTAATCCACCCGGTTTCTGAGGAGCATTTCCTGCAATATTACTCATAGCATTTGCAACACTACCTTGTCCAGTAGCTCTTGACATTTGATTTTGAAAGTTTTGTTGTTTGATTTGATTACCTACCTGAGCTTGTTGATTAGCAATATTTGCTCTTTGATTCTCTATTCCTTGTCTAGCAGCTAAGTTAGCTCCAGCAACATTTTGACGATTCATAGCATTTGCTCTTGCGATAGCATCTTGAGCTGAAGCGGTTTGAGCTTGTCTAGCAAAATCTTGTTGCTGCATTTGACCTGATTGTTGTCCTAAACCTTGAAGTGCAGCCATTCTATTCTGCTGACCTTGAGCAGCCATTTGCATAGCCTTATCACGAGCAGAATTAGCCCCAGATTGCCCTGCTTGTAGTTTAGCCATAAGAGCTGCACCTGAACTGTCCATACCCCTACGAGCCATTTCTGACTCAATTCCGGCTTGTTGGGATTTCTGTTGTGCTGATACGTCTCCTAACATCTGCTCCATTGCATATTTATCAGTAGCAGTAAGACCTTCTTCAGATTGTTGTCTGAGTGAGTCTAATGCTTTCATTTGATTATCACGAAGAGTTGAATCTAGTGAGATTCCTTCCATTTTAGACTTATCTATTGTTTCAGCGTCTAAGAGTCCAACTAATTCTGGATTTTGAAGCATATATTCTTCTAATTCTGGCAAAGATAGTTGATCTAATCTATCCATTTGCTCTCTTTGAAGCTTCATAGCTGCTTTGTTTGGATCTGAGGCTTTACCACCCATTACATTTCTCCTATTTCATAAAAATAATTTCTTACAAATTTATCGTGTGGATCTAGTCCAATGAACTTAAATCCATATTTTAATAGCAATCTTTCGCTGTTTTTCCAACCATTTGTTCTCGTGTCAGTCATTCCGTAGGCATTTTTCACACCTTCTTTTCTCATGTTTTTATAGAAGTTATTGCAAAATTCTAACATATATTTAGTACCTCTAACTTCTTTATCTGAGTAGATGTCATATATTACGATATCTCCATCATTATCTTTTTTGTATGTTAAAAAACAGTGATCATTATGTACTATTTCTAACCCTTGTCGTTCTTTAATATATTCTGAGTATAAGTTCATTAGGAATTACCATACTTTTTCAAAAAGTCGGTCATTTGACTTGTACTCTTATAATCTGTATTTCGCATATCATCTGAATATTTATTTGTTTTAGTTAGTTTTTGTAGCGCATTAATTCTATCAATGTTAGATTGACTAGCTGTATCGTACTTATCTAATCCTGCACCTTTGATGTAATCATCATATGATTGTCCAGCATTTTCAGCAGCAAATTTTTGCTTTAAAAGCTCGTCTGGAGTCATTTCTGATATCGACTTTTGTAGATTTCTAAATTGATCTTGTATTGCTGTCTTGTCAAAATATTGATCACTAGCTGATGCATTGCTCGAACTAGATGTGTCCCATATATTCTTCCAAGCTTCATCTGACCCGTATGTTCCAGTTAGGTTCTCATCTCCACCATATTGATAACCCTTCATTATATTAGTCATAGCTTCTTTAAAAGGGTTCTCCCCTATCCTAGCCAAAGAACCATCGGTGTTTGTTCCAGCTACTTCACCAGAAAATACCGTATTTCCTCTTCTTCCTAGATCAGTTCCAGAATTAAGAATCTGCCCTGCAACATTTTGCCAATCTTCAACATCTCCTAATTGTGCTAACTTATCTGCTTTCCATGCTTCTAGATCCGCTTTCGACTTATCGAAATCTCCAGTTAGTGCGCCTCTTTTTGCTATCTCTGCATTATATGCATTTTCAAGTTCAGTATCTATATTAGATGCTGCTCCAGAAGCTATTCCTGTAATATCTTCTCCAAAGCTTCCCATTACAGTATCTTGAGCTATCTTGTTTTCATACGCTTCTTGAGACAGTCCTTGTAAGTCGGTACCTAGGTCTTTTGCAGCACCTTGAGTCCCTTGAATAAGACTTTCCCTTGCAGTTTTGTCTCCAGAAGTTATTAAGTTGTCTAATCCTGACATTCCTCTACTATAATCGCCCTGTTTCTGGAAAGTACTTCCAAGTAAGTTTCTTCTTCCTTGTTCAGTTTCCGATCCTTTAGCTAGTTGAGATAATGCTCCCATTCTATTTTGTTGTTGAGCAAGGTTTAGATCTTGTACATTACTAAGTCCTAGACTTGAAATATCTCCACCTGCTAATGCAGAAAACTTAGCAGCATCCGCTTCAGAGGGGTTATATGTAATTGGTTTTACACCACCTTGCTGCTGCATTTCTGGAGTTATAGTTCCCGGAACATTACCTCCACTAGTTACATTTCCAGTAAATTTTTCATATGACTCCTGTCCGTCAGGTGGAGGTAGTGCTGGTCCTCCTACTAGTTTCGGAGGAGTTATATTAGTTCTATCATTTTGTGGCTCTGACATTCTAAGTTGACGCGGAGAAGTAGTTCCCATAATCTGATCAACTTGACCTTTAGCCCATCCTAATGCTCCAGTACCTTCTTCCACGCTTCCTATTTTTTTAGTATTTGCACCAATTAAGTTAGCTTGTTCAGTTTTCTTAGCTTCAGCAGCTTGTCTTATTTCCCCAGCTTGTTTGCTAAAGTCTTGAGTAACTGCTCCAGCCATTTTCTGAGCTTGAGGTTGATTCTTTTGGACGTATTTCTGAATATTGGTAAACATCCCTGAAGATGCTGGTCCTTTTCTACTTGATGTAGACTGTTGATCCTGAGGAGCGCTAGATTGCATCGTAGCTGATCCACTAGCAGCAGCTTGACTAGCATCACCAGAAGGTGAACTTTCCATATTAGAAGCTCCTCCTCCCTGCTGTAACGGGGTTGAACCAGCTACCGCGTTTGTGTTGTCTGTATTTGGGTCATCAACAAATGGCATCATACTCCTAAAATAGTAAATAAGAGAGTAAATACTCCCTATATATAGTTGTTAAAAATACCACATTATCATGGTATACTTTTATAGTTATTCAATAAAATCAAATACTTATTAATACACTATAATGTTCAATCTGAACTTTTGATTAGCAGGTAACCCCGTTATTTTATTAACTTGAACAAAACCATTAGATAATTGAGTAAAGCTTATAAACGGTTGTTCAGTTGGAGTTATTGTAGCATTTACAGTACTATACGCATTAATTACAGGTAAACCTCTCACATAAGTTTTTCCTGTAGATATCTTATTATTAAGTACAGGTATTCCACTAGAATCAACTGTCATTTCTATTTCAAGATAGTTTTCTACTCTGTTTTCAAAGTCAATCCTTTTATCCATTATTTCAACTAATTGTTGCATAAATGGGTTCAGTATTCCGGCTATTTGCTCTACAGCTCTTCGATCCTCTTGTGCAAAGTCATCAGGTCGTAATTCTGTTACATTATTTAATTTCATTATCTATACGCCTTACTACTGATTGCTCTGACCACACCACTAATTCCTAATATCCTAAAACTCTCTCTAGCATTTTTATGTTCAAAAGTTAGTGATAAGTACCTACATTTCTGTTTTCCTCTTGGAACCGGATTTCTGAACGGTATGTCGTTTCCGACTCCTCCCCAATAATGATTAGGATCACTCCAAGGCATATCTGCCCAATACCCTATACCTTTTCCTTTAAAGTTTACCTTATTGACCGCTTGAGAAGCATCTGATGCAAAACTAGCAGTAGCGCTGTAAAAGTTATTCTGGTCGAACATTATAGTTACGTAGTTTATTTGCTTTAAAGCTGAAGGATCTCCAAAGTGCTGAGGATTCCATTCAACGGTACACGTAAAACCTTTATATATCTCTACAGAACCTTCTACGAAAGGTCGCTCTATATGTGTTGTAATTTGGTTTCTAAGTACGTCCTTAGACTCTATATAAGCCTCATACGTTACTGTTATAGGATTCTTATATGATTTTATTGCAGTGATAGTAGTAGTATCATTTAACCTAGTTACTAATCTTTCAGTATAATCTCTCACATTACTGTTAGTAAATGTTGCAGAAGAAATTGGAACATCAAGATCATCTCTTAAAACTAAGAGAGTGTCTAGTGAAATTAAGTAATCGTATAACAGTTGCATAACATTAGGTATGTTAGAACCTGTCGTTGCCATAAAACTGTCGTACATTGTACTTCCTATCGGAGAAGTAATCCCAGTGTCAAAATAATCCATCTTCTTTAATAGTCTATTGTTTATATAACCGATAGTAACATCTTGTTCTTGAGTTACTACATCATTTGCCTCTACTCCGACTAGCGTAGAAAGTTCAATGACATTAGAAGAAATACCGTTAACGCTGATATCAGCAGAGAAATTTCTATCGGAATGATCTGTCCTATCGTTATTTTTTCTTTCTTGAGATATGTGATTTCTATCAGCGTTTCCTAGATATAATTTATTATTTCTACCTAGAACATGTCCACAAGTGGCTTCATATTCCCACTTAGACCATGTTTGTTCAAACATGTTATATCTGAAGGCTTGCGTAGCTGACATATCAGTACTGTCTTTTGGGGCAAACATTATGTATGCTCGATCATTTTCATACGCGATACCAAACGTATTGGAAGCATAGTCAAATTGTTTATTTGTTATCAGGTCTATCTGATCTTCGATACCTCTTGATATAATAGCTGCTCCTGACCCTGTAATTCTAGTTACACCTTGCTCAGTTAAGCAATAGATCTGATTATTTAGAACTACCGCACTATCAGCAGCAAGGATTTTAGTACTGTCAATAAGCCTGACTGACCAATCTGGGGCAGATGTTCCAGATACAACATAAATACCGTCATCTTTAAGTACAAATAAGTTGTCACGTAAAGCAAGTATTCGTTTAATTTCTGCATTTTGAGTTCCTACATCAATATAATTTACAATCGGAACCGCTTCTGGCTCATTCTTTTTAGAATAATAGATTCTATTTGGAAGTTCTTTATTATCTGACTCAACATCTGGACTGAATATAGTCGAGAATTCTGGAACATATAATGTTGTAGTTGTTGGAGTTTCTACAGGAATTGTAAAAACGTTATCTGTTATTTTAGTTACAACATAAGTTCCAGAAAATACCGGACATATATAATTCCAATGAGTATTATTTGATGTATCACCAGATGGATCTTCTGTATTATCTCCCGGACCTGTAGTACCTAAAATACATTCATATACATTTTTATTGTATGAAATAATATTAGATGTACTATAAGCTATAGTGTTGTCATACTCTGATTCAAAAATCCCTACAAAAACACTATCTCCGGTTATAAACCCATGATAATTTTTTGTTATAGTAGTATAAGTAGTATTTCCTTCAATGTTTTCTATTTCGTTACTACTAGATAATTCTGGAGTAAATTCTGCTCCTATTAAAAACTCTTCCCAGAATAGAGGATCTGATGGATCTTCAGCTCCAGTAGTAGTTTTTTTAGCTACATAGTCTGCATTTTCAAATTTTACATAATCACCTTTTTGGTAAATTGTAGCAGGTACGTAGTCTTCAATTCCAGATTCAATTGCAATATAAAAGTTCTTATCTTCTAGAGATCTTGCCTCAAGTAGAATATTTCCCGGCAAATCTTCACCAGTTGATAAGTAGTATGCGTTTACTGGAGAGTTTGGATCTTTTGAAATAACTTTAACTAAGCTTCTAGCAGTTTCATCAATTGATTGTCCAACTGAAACAAGCCCAGAAAGAAGAACATCTCCACCTTCATCAGTTCCAGAAAGCTCACCAGTACCATCAACCGTTGGAATAGAGATTGTAATATCAGATCCAGCTCCGTCAGTTATACCAGTAGTATATCCATTGTTAGTGTGAGTTATATTTAAAACATTATCTGCTGATACATGTTCCCATTGGGTATTATCTGATGCTGTACCAGAAGGAGCATTTCCAACAATATTTAGGATACAAACATATTTAAATCCAGTATATTCTACTAAATCTCCAACAACATAACTTGTTGTCACATCATATTCAGAATAAGACGGTATAGAAAAGTCAATATTATCAATTAAAGCAGATTCAATTCTATCGGCTACTAAATATCTAGAGTCTGATTCATAGTCCCAATACCCATTATTAGTTTTAGCCCCAGAAGGATCTTCTGAAGTATCATCAATTCCTGTAGTTATAGTATTACACACATAGTTAAGATTATTAAATACTACTTTATCTCCCGGATTATAAACAGTAGTTCCAACATATGTTAAGAATAGTTCTAAATCTGTTATATCAACTCTATATCCAATAGCACCTGCAATATCTGGATCATCTCCTACAGCACCAAAATAAATGTAGTATTGTCTCTCATCATTTGCAGAGTATAAATTAATGTAATCACCAGCAGTAGGAACAGCATCAATTGTTACGTCAGTAACTTCAGCAGTTCCAACAAAGTTATAAAATCTAGTTATGTCAGAATTACCAACTACGATTCTAGTTGATCCTGAAATGAAGTTATCAACTGAAACTATAGTAAATTCTAATCTGTGTTTTTCTTTAGTGTTTGCGTAGAACATATAGTTTCTGAATAGTTCTACATCTAGTGCTATTGGCGGAACTTCATTTGCTTGAAGAATACCTTCTCCTGTAGTATTATTTATGTACAAAGGAGCGGCTTCCGCTCTAAAAGATTCTGGAGTAGTATCAATAAACGAAAACTCTCCAGCAGTTATTTCTGCAGTAGTCAAACCTGACTCATAAACTAAATTAAGCTCATCACCCGGATCTAAATCATTCATAACTAAACCAGTTGATACTGAAATTGTACCAGATCTATATACTTGATAGAAGTAATCTACAGTAGCACTACTTGGAACTACTCCAGTTACTTCTACTGTTGAACTTATCCCTTCCTTAACATCACCTTCTGAATCAGTTGTTGTTAGTATTCTTGCTGCAATTGATGCAATATTATCTTTATCTTTTGCTGTTGTGATACCTGTTATATCACCTTCTTCTGTGGTTTCTATAATAACTTTAGTATCTATAACACTATCAATAGTTACATTACTATTTGGTATGGCAGACATTGCGTTTGCAATAACCGCAGCGGCAGTATTATTAGCCAGTAATCCAGTATTGGCTTCTATATAGATTCCCCCAATTGTTTCTGACGTTCTAGGTTCTTCCGCACCGCCACTCTGATTTAAATAGATAACATATTTTCCAGTAGAGTTTGTATACGTAAAATAATCACCATCAATGATACTAGAATTATCTATCATCTCAATCGAACAGCTTTCTTGAGTTAATGTACTTGTATTATAATTAGAAACTACGAATCTAGAACTTGGTGAACCATATATAAGATTATTGTTAATGTCTTTTGTGCCAAATAAAACCCTGTAAGCTACTTTAGATTCTGGAGGTAAAAAGCCTCCTACAGTAGGAATTGACTTACCAGATGCGTATCCAGCTTTTATTCCTCCGGCAGCAGTTATCATATCAGCATTCAAAGAATTTCTATTTTTAACAGACACTTTTTTAATACCTGTATCTGAAGTAAAGTATAAATTAGAATTAGACTCTTGCCATTTAGTACGATACCCTTCTCTAAGAACAGCGTATGTACCGTTGATTGCTTGAAACTCTCCGTTAGAATCTTCGTACTCTAGCTTATCTTGGTATTGTCGAAGTATTGCGTCTTTATACTCCATTATCTGACTTACTATTGCGGTAGTATCTGCTGCTCCTGTAGTAGGTCCATTATAGTCGTTAAAACCTCTTCTGGGAGTTATAACACCTTCTTCATCAATGTTTACGTTAGTGGCTTGACGTTGAGACCCTTCCGAAACGGATATTTCTGAGCCATAAGTTACAATTCCCCTGGCTTTTATCATGTTTGCACGAGAACCGCTCATTAGTATTTACCTCTATTATTAGGACGTATTGATGATGCCAATGTTCCATGTCTAGGTTTGATCTTCTTAGGGGCTAATTCAACTCTATCATCGATAAGTGTTTGTACTGCTGTTGTCATTTTACTCATTCTTCTCTCAGCGTTTGACAAAGCTTCAGTATCAGTCAATGACTCTAGTATATTTACTGCAGCAGCCTGAGCAAGAAGAGGATGCATTTCTGTTGGTATATTAGGAACTGGAGTTTCTTGTGCAATTGTCATATAGTCACCCACTTCTATGTCTGTCAATTCTTTTCCGAAATCGTCTAGATTAAATACTATGATTCCGGTAGTACCTGTAGTGAGTGAAGTAGGTTGCTTATCAAAAGCTTTTATATTATTAGGAGAATTATGTCCAACAATATCATATTTACTGTTATCGGTAAAGTTTTTACCGACACTTGACATAGTTATTGTTAGAGTATTTAAGATAGTATCTTTAACTATTTCAGAAATAACACCAGCTTTATCTAATTTAGTTAAGAAGCTAGGTCTTAGGTAATATCTAATCCTAAGAGATTCGTATGATCTAGTAGTATCTATTAAGTGTATTTTGTTATTTTGCACGTAGAACTTATCGATATAGCTCAACAAAGAATCTCCATAAGCGTAGTCAGGAAGTTCTCCAATGCTTATTTGTGACATCTCAAAAATAGCAGAACCACTAATCAGGGATATGTCTCGTAACTTATTACCGACAGCCCTATAAGGTATTGTGTAAGATCCTTCTGTGTTTCTTGGGACATCTACTTCTATTGTAAGATTTTCCCCATGAAGTACTATTAGCTTATCAAGTACCTGAACATTTAATTCTTCGTCTACAATTTCTAATATATCGTCATCAGTAAATACACTGGTATCTTCTGGTGTCATGGTGCGCTTTCGTACAGAGTTCACCATACTGTCTCCTGTTAATACTCTTGCCACAGTTGACTCCTATATATTAAAGTTATTATTTTTTCTTTTTTGCATTCTTACGAGCTTTTGAGAACTCTTCAGCTTTACTTAGGATCTCTGGAAGCTTTTTAGCTCCTTCAATAAGTCCTTTTTCATCATCAGCCATGATAGTTGCTTGCATTTTCTTATGAGGCATATCACCCATCATACCATGTTTTCTTTCTTTTAGAGATTCCATCATTCCTGACATTCCCTCTTCTTTTGCTTCGTCCATCATTTCATCACGAAGCATCTTTAATAGTTCCGCTTTTAAAGCCATTTTAGACATAACATTCTCCTGTTCTCTATATATAGTTGTTAAATTGTATGGTTTTATACATCCAAATCATAGATTTTGTTTGTATTTTCAATATGTTACTACTTTCTATTCCCTGCCAGTTTTGCCAGTAATTCCATCCTAAGCTTGTCTTTAGCTGCAGGAGACTGACCATAGTCTACTTGAGCCTGTCTTTCTGCTATCATTTGATTTTCATCTGCAGCAGACATACCTACACTCTCTGAGCTGTCTAAGCCCGGAATAGCGGCACTAGCGTCCTCAGGATTCATTAGGAGACTAGCTGCACCACCTATTATAGGTAGAGCTTTTAAACCTGTTCTAGCTCCCATTTTGAGCTTCATAGCAGCATCTTTTAACGCTTCCATAGCGCTTTTATCTCCAGCGTCAGCAGCTTTCTTGAAATCCTTTATGAGACGGTTTTTTTTGATATCATACTGCATTGATGTAAAGTCATCAATCGGTGTTTGCTTTTGAATAGATGCTGTATCAATTTTAGGAACCCCTCCTGATATTCTAGTTCTACCTTCAGTTACATCTCTACCAACATCTCCACCTTTTACTTTTAGTACATCTTTATCTAGAGCACCTTTTGCTAGATTCTGAGAAGATAAGTCTGGATTAGAAAGTCCTATCTTTTGTGACTGACGTTGATCTAATTTCCTATCTTGTAGATTTTGCAGAGCCTGCATCATTAATTTTTTCTTTTCTTCATTTTGCATAATGTTCCCTTAATCCTCTAATATTTGGTCTTCACCTTCGTCTTCTAATATTGATTTTTTACAATGATTCGGGTCTAATATATGCAACATTCTACATAGATAATATGCCCATTTTTGAGTATTTACTCTTTTACCAGATCTCGAAGATATCGTTTCTTGAGGATCTCCAAATAAGATAGCATTAGCTAATTGGTCTATAGCTATTAATATATTCCAAAAATATTTACATAGTTTACATTCTTTTTTCATTATTATACCCTAATCTCATGGAGTATAAAATTAACTCCCATTTCTTGCTCCACTAACTCTACATTTTTACATATAGCACTTACTTGCAATCCAGCAGGTAGTCTAGCTGCATATTTAGCTTCTCTTTTATATATAACCTTTCCCATACAAACATCATATCCGTATTGTTCAACAACCCCATATACAGGGTGTTTAACGCTCATGTCAGTTTGAGCTAGGATATCAACGAATATTTCAGCACCTTGTAAGTAACTCTCTGTGTATGGTAATGTAAATAAAAATTCATGTTCTGTTGGAATGATGGTAACTCCATCAACATCGAGTGTTGCTGCTGGCAATACTGCTTTCATCCCATGGATCTTTAAGTATAACGTTTTCCCGTCTTCTGTGTGATTAGCTGAAAAAGCTAACTGCTGAACTTCTGTCAATGGAGGTACTACCTTTACTTGATCTAGACCATTGTGTGATGACACTAACCCGTCTAATGTTGTTTTTTCTGTAGAGGATATTGCTGTCTTAAACTCTATAGTAAGACTGTCTTCAGAAGTAGATACTGATTCCAGTGCTATTGTTATATTAGATGCTTTTATCTTAGTATCTAATAACCAAGTGTTTGCTTTGGCATTTAATGTGTCGTTAGTTATTGAGTATGTGTACATATTATTTCCTATATATTATTATCTACTTTCCATAGTGTTATATTCGTTTTTTGCATTCTAGCGGTCCCACCATCTACTGTATATCCAAACATAAACCTTATTTGAAAATTAGTTTCAGTAGAAAGTTCTATTACACTGATTCCACTTTTTATATCGTAATAACTAGAGTTTTCTGCTCCAGATCCCCACTTCACTTCATACAAAGTAATCCACGATCCAGAGGTTCCTGTTCTCCATTGAATCTGATATCCTAGAGGACTTTCTCGTTTAGTTTGTGATAATTGTGCTGTATGGTCTATTTTGTATTTTCCAGGGCTTTTAGTTGAAGTCGTATATGGGTATCCTGATTTTTGAACCCAACCATTAGAAGTGGTACTGTGGGTTGTAGTGTTTTCATATCCTTCAAATTCAATCAGTTGTTCAATTGTTACCCCACCAGAAGCCGCTTCTTCGATAGCATCTTGTACATTAGTGCTAGTAAAACTATTAGTAGAGTTGTCAAACCTAGAGCTTCCAGCAAAATCTGGGTATTTGATATAATTAAGTCCATCTGTTGATGATAGGTCGGAAGTCCCATCATTTACTACAATATCTCCAGAAGATATAAGAGATGTTAGTTCTGTTATAGAATCGTCTGATGCCAGCAGTAGATAATCCTCAACATTTACCGTATATGAAGATAACGCTATTACACTAAGACCTATTGAAGTTATCTCTATATCTGTGCTCGTAGAGTTTTTTAATATCTTCATTAACTACTACCTTTTAGTTGGATATTTACGCCAGGATTCTTCACTGACCCTGTAGTTCTAACAGCAACTTGCTTACCTTCAGTTAACGAGATGTTTAGGTTAAAAGTCTCTCTTCTAGAACTAATAACACTAAGAGTTGTGATAAGGGATAGATTTATAGAATCCCCATCATGAGTATATATTTTGACATCATAGGTATTTAAATTTTCACATGTAGCAACTACAGTTGTTAGTATTGGGTTTGATATAAATATAGGTATCCCAGATCTATTAGAGACTACCCCTCCCGCTATTTTTAACCAAGTATCACCGGAATGATCCCCTGGCCTAGAGAAGGTATATCCTGGAGACGCACCTGCACCTACTTCCTCAATTGCTTCTTGTATATTTTCAGCATCGAACCCATTAGTTTCATTATCAAATGGAACTTGTTCTGCTACTGAAGTAAAATCATCCCTTATACCCATTACGCTCTCTCAGCTCCTCGTATATCCACTGTGCCTGCTACAGCCAATACGAATACTGCCTGAGATCCAGTGGCTTCATATGACTCCTTAGCGTCCTTATATTGGATAAATCCATTAGCACTTACTGTTGCTGCATTAGGAGTCTCACCTTCATCAGCAAAATAGATGTAAAACTTGCCATCGGCTTGTAAGGTTATCACTTTTCTTTCTGCAAAAGCAGATCCACTAGCATACACTTCAACTGGAGTAGTAGTGTTTACCGCACTTAATTTAAATTGTTTTGAAGGACCGTCAAGAACCTCATATGACATAATAACTCCTATTACCTTTGCTTACGTTTAGAGACTTTTCCAATATCTGCAAATTCTCCCATACATGTAATCCGCACACATCTTTTCCTTGTAACGGTATTATATGATCAACTTCCATTTGTTCCCCAAGAAGTTTACTTAGTTCTTTGGATTTTTTATATACAAATTCTATTTTATCTTTCTCATACCAATTAGGAGTCGCTTGTAATTTTCCTGCCCTTCTTTTTGCTTCTCTAGCATTATAATTACTCTGGTTCTTTTTTCTGTAACTTGATTTTTTCTTCTTCAAAGCTTCTTTATTTTTATTACGATATTCTTTCTTTGATTCCGACCTTAATAACTCTCTTTGTTTATATTTGTCTGGATTATTACGTCTATCTTCTTTTTGTAACTCTAAAATTCTTTCTTTATTTTTTTCATAATACCTTCTGCGTCTGGAAATTATAACATCCTTAGTTTCAAGTTCTCTTTCTTTTTTACAGATCTTACAATAAGAAGCGTGACCTCTTTTTTTAGAGGAATCTTTATTAAAACACCTAAGCTCTTTAATTTCTCCACACCTTCCGCATTTTAGCATTATTCTTCCTTACTCTCTTCTTCAGTTACCTGAATTACCTCAAGTATGTTAGATTCTATTTTAGGAAGAAGCTCTTTTTGTATATAACTCAGTAGTCCATAAAATTTGATAGACTCTCCTATAGATAGATCATTAAGTTTTGCTTTAGTTCCTAGCATATTTAAGAACTCTATTAGCTTTTCTTTGTCACTTGCATTAAAATTTCCTTCCATAAAATCCTTTTTCCTTTCAGACTATCATAGAAATAGGGGCTTTGTCAACCCCCATTCTATAATTATTATTTAGCTTAACTCTAGAGTTCTAATAGCATGTCCTGACTTAGCAGAATCATAATAAACATCAACAGAAGCTCCAGCTCTAAGTTCAATTACAGAACCCGGAGATACTGGAAATCCAGTTGCAGCATCCACTCCAGATCCACCAACATACATAACTCTATTGTCGTGGTTTTTCACAAATAAATACTTTCTAGAAGCTAAGTTAGCAGCAACTACTTTTTCAGCAGTTCCAGCAGCAGCTAGTGTATCAGCAGCAGATAGGATTGCAGTATCAGCTAAAGCAGCGTCATTAATAGAGATAGTATTAGAGATGTTTACGTCTAATGCTTGATCTCCTCCAACTAAAGTTGAAGTTAATGCAGTACCAGCTCCGTCAAATAGATGAGAAGCTACTGAGTCACTTGCAGCAGTAAGATCTCTAATGTCTAAATCAACAGCATCAACAGTGATTGAGTTTCCACCATCAGCAATGTTTACATCATTTGTAATACCTGTTAAAGTAGTTACAGTTCCGATATCCCATACACCTGATTGAACAGCATTGATTGTTTCTAATGCAGCTAAAGTTGCAGCATCTAAAGAAACTTCTGATCCACTTACGTCTACTGAGTCAGTAGCAAATACCAAATCTCTAATGTCTAAGTCTGTTGCAGTTACAGCAATAGAAGCGTTAATTATATTAACATCTAACCCTGTGTCTGGTCCTACAGTAGTTCCTGTAAATAGTGTAGTACCATCTCCAAGTCTTACTGAGTCATCTACGTGAGATAAATCTACCTCTACGTTTACACCGTCTGCGAGACTTACATCCAATGCTTCCTTGCCTCCAACGGTACTATGTGTAATTAGTGTACCATCTGATGATCGTACATAAGCCCCTACACTGTGACTGTCTGCGATTGTGTTTGCATCCGTTACATCGAATACTAATTTTTCTAAAGCCATTTAATCCTCCTAAAGATTTAGTAGTTTATTATTTTTACTACTATTTAATTTTTTCTTTTATAACAATTCTTCACTATTTCCATGTGACGATCTCCATTGTTAAATTGTTCTTCTTTCCTGTAAAATAAATAGTATCTTTTCCTGGTATTACCTCTAATCCTTGTTCTTCATATGTAGTTCCGGGACTTTTTGTTAAAATTGCTCCTCCTGAAACCCACGACACTGTATATTTACTTTTATGATCTTGTATGTTCATCTGAAACCTTTTAGTCTCTAGTGGTAGTACTAAGCTGTACTCAGTATTAGCGGTAGTCATTGCAACATTATATATAGTAGGATCTTTTGATATTAGTGGATCTAGATCAACTGTTGCAGTAACAGTTATTTCATCTCTTTCAACATCGAAACTTGCAGTATACGGATTGTATAATAGTCCTTTTAATGTACTTCCATTATAAATAGGGTGTCCATTTACATCATATTCTAATACGACTTCCCCTACTTTAAAACTAGTCCCGTTCACCAATCTGGTACTAATAAATCCAGTAGTCCCTACGTCAATTGCTGAAGTTTCTCCAAATTGAAAATACTCTATCTCTAAAAAACTACTAAGTAATCCATTTTGTATTGCAGTAAACTCATCAATAGCATCTATTACTAGTTTTGTTGCATACGTTATTAACGCAGCAGAATCATTAGTTACTATATTAATTGGAGTTTCTATATCTCCTATTCCTGGAGCAACCCCACTTCCACTTACAACATAATAAAGAACATGAGTTCTCTTAGTTAAGTATTCTTGAAGAACAATATAAGTTCCTGCTTTACTTCCTGCAACATCTGAACTAAATTGCAACTTGTCTTTTGCAGAACTTGTTGCTTGCCAGTACTCTACGAATGTTGGATAACCATCTACGTTTGTTTGCTGAATAAAGTGAGTATAAGCATCTTTTAAGATAGGAGTAGTATGATATACCCTCTTAGAAGATTGAAGCTCTGAGAACTCCATTCTATCAGTCTGTGCTCCTCCAAATTGAGAATTCTTCACATTTCTGAAATCTAATTTATTGTTCACTTTATTATCGCTCATTAAAAATCCCTTTTCCAATTAAGTCGCAATCTTCGTTCTTCTGGAGTTATCCTACCTTCAATATTCAGATCTCCAAAATCTTGTGATACTACTCCCTGAGAAGTATCGTGTATAAGTTTTAAAAGCGCAGCAGATCTCGCTGCGCTTTCTGGACTAACTCCAAGTTGGTCTAGCTTTAATTTAGCCTTGTCTTCAAGGCGTTTATTTACCCCGGACTCTTCTAATTTATATGAAGCAAGTTTTCTTATTGCTTCTATAGCTTTCTTTTCATCTTGCAATTTTATTCCTAAACACTAGTTGTTAATGCCCTAAATTTTAAAGTACTTGATACCCATCCAGCAGTAGTTGATTTACTATACTGGACTTGACCTGCAGTAGTTATTGAAAAAGATACTAAACTGTCATCTCCAACACTTTCAATTGACATATCCCAAGAAGCACCTTTTTGGATTCCTAGTAATCTAAAGTTCTCAAATAAATCTGCAGTAGCGTCAATTTGTACTGAAACTTGAGCATCAAAAGATCTAACTGTTCCATTAGCGAAAGCTAATCCAGTGACATCTAAGTTAGTTGCAGTATCAGCAGCTCCAGAAAAAGAGGTTTCGCTTATATCTCCAGCAGCACCAATTCCACTAACTTGAGAAGTTACATAAGCTTTTACTGATTGTTGAGTAGGTACCTTTGTATCTAAGTCTGAAGTCATATTATCTTCATCAATTACAAAACTCATTGAAGCAGTAGTTGTGTCAGACTCCATTACTGCACCAGCAGCATCTACATTGATAGCGTCTGTAACATCAGCTAAAGCCTCAATTCCGCCTAATTTGGTTACTGCTGCATCGTCATATGCATTCGTATCGACTTCAGCTTCATATGCACTTTTTATTTCTGCGCCTGTTTGATCAGCAGTAGCTAGAGCTTCTATTCCATTTAATTTAGTTCTTTCAGCTCCACTAATGATAATACCTGACCCGGCACTTGTAACGTCACTATGAGTCGCTACAGACCCGTCAGCGGATACTTTAGAGTTATTTGCAGTAACATCTGTTTGAAGTTGAGATCCAGCTAATCCTGCAGGAGTTATTGCTCTAGCAGTGTCTGTTCCAGTGTCTACTTCTGCAATAGTAGCTAACTCTACAATACCAGAAACTGTATCACTTGCGGCAACTTCATCACCAGAGTTTGTCCCAGATAAGTTACCTAATTTTGTTATATCAGCAGCAGTTACGTATTTATTAGTTGTAGCAGAATCTGATATATCATCAGCATCTAAAACTACAACACCCGTTTGAGTATTTACAGATTGAACTGCATCAGTTGGAGTTAGAAGTAATTGCCAATCTCCCATATCTACATTATCTGCGTTTAGTGCAATATAAGATTGATTAAGATCTGATCTTACAGCTACGTCACCTTCTTGTACAGTTAATGCTAGTTGTGCTATTTCAGTAGCTACAACAAATGTAGAAGTGATAGCGATTGCTGGAATTTGACCACTTGATAGTTTACCGCCAGCATCTAGCGTTGCTACCCCTGAATTAGCACCTTTTTCAGTGGCAGGAATTGCAGCATTTGCTGTAGTTTGAGCATCAGAAGCGTCAGACAATGCTTGAGTCGCATCACCTTGAGCGGATGTTAATTGTGTCTGAGCGGAAGACGTTAACCCTGAGATGTATCCGAGTTCCGTATCAGATACTGTTGATGATACTAGGTTTCCACTACCGTCTAGTATTAACGCTTTATTTGCTGTTTCGCTTGAAATCTTTACCGTTGATTGGAGGTCTACTCCAGTCTTAAACTTTTTGTTTGCCATTTTTATTCTCCGATTACTATTAGTTTTCCATCAAATCTAAGATCTGGGGATGATTGAATTATTAATGTTATGTCACCTGAAGCTGATATGCGAATATCAACCTCTACTTCTGAATAGACTCCGCCAGATAGTTCAAATACTTGAACCGCTATGATAGCTCCTTTCCCATGTGACGATTCAGGTATTAATAGTTCATAAGTTGCGCCATTTAGTACCCAACTTGCTATTAAAATTGTTCCCTGATACGGTACACTCCCTCCACCAGCACCTATAGGGGCGTTCATATTTATTGATTTATAAGTGTTACTCATATGCTATCCCTTAGTGAAGTCTTTTTCCGTTATAGAATATCTTTTGCACATCGATACTTCCTGTTACTACAGTAAAAGAAATTCTTAAATACCTAGTACCTGATCCTCCTATAGCATCGAAGATGTGTGATCCAGTATCTGTTATTATATTCTGACTAGACATAGGAACAAAAGTTGTATTGTCGTTACTAACCTCTAATACTATATCCATATTAACTGACCCATTCCCATTTATATAATCGATCTGAACTGAAAACTGATCCTGACCATTGTGGATAGGAATTCCTTCTGTGCTAAAATCTGCATTAACTGTTGTTGGAGCATCAATAAGGTCATATACTAAAATTGAATCTAATACCGACCCCATTATTTTTTCCCTTTTTTAATAGAGGGTAACTTATAACTTACTAGTAAATCAACAATGAATACTGCCATCTTATAACTCTTAGAATCCATGATCCTATGAAGTTTCTTGTCATCATCTTTTTCTACTGTAAGCTCAACATACTTTCCTATTATCATAAACGTTGGTTTGAAAATCACTCTACATACTATCATAATGGCAACTAAATGTTGCATCCATGGGTAGTTCTGTAGTAGAAACTGTACCTGATCAATCATATAAACTCCTATTTAACGTAATACATAAACTTACGTATTATTTCCTCTTGTTTTCCACCGTCCATAAACTCTTCTGGATTGAGTCTTTTAAGTCGGTCAGCAAAGCTCTCAAAGTATAACTCGCCCACTTTATTTAGTTTACTCGGAAGTTCCCTTAGGTACTGCCGATATTCCATGTAGATTCTTCTATGCTTCTGATCAACTTTTACATCTGAGATGAAAAGATAATCTGTCGCACATAATAATTGATCCCGTTTTTCAATAAGCTGCTTAATCTTATTATCGCGATCATACAGATCTGGATCAATATGCTCTATTATCACTTCGTAGTCAGCCGGAAGTTTCACTTTAAAAGCTTTAACTCCCATTGGACCTTTTACTTCCTCTATAAGCTTCATTGGTGGTTGAACTTCAGCTACCACCATTATTACTTCTTTTTTACCCCAACTCCCTTTAGCTTCTTGAGATTCAACCCAACTTTCAGCTTCTACTTTTGTGGTAAATGTAGAGCCAAACTTTATGGCTCCATTTTTTATTACTTTAACTTTAAACATAGTTATTTAATTTCTCACTAACAACAGCATCTTTAAATTCATCGTATGTGTTAAATGACATTATTTAATCCTTGCTATTGTAAATACGTTTCTAAGACTATTCGTATGTAAAGTTTTCGATAAAGTATCTGGACTAGCCTGATATAATCTCATATCTAGTGTGTCTCCTTTTTCAAGTCTAACCAACCCAGAAAATGAACACGATTGCTCATCCGATATTGAAGTACTAGCGTCTCCATCTTGATATATAGCTCCATTTTTAAATGGTGAAATAACCCCAGACCCAGGTCCTGATAGTGTCATCCATATAAAAGAGTTTACCTGATAATACCCAGATACAGATGCGGTATATATTCCAGTAGATGGATTATAGGCTCCGTGAGTATCGAAATCAAGATCTTCGTATATAATAGTAGTGTAAGATGCATAAGGTATACTCTGACCACTATTACTAGTATATCTCGCAGTTACCGTCTCAGTCTCTAGCATCGTTTGTGGTGATGCAAGTTTAACGATTGATAACCAATGAACGGTTATATTGTTTGTAACGGTCATTGTTGTATTCGATCTAAAAGAAATTACCTGACCTTTAACAAAACTAAATAAACCAACCATTGCTTTTCGTATATTAGTCGGATCGCTAGCCATTCCAACAAATTTATCAGGAACATCATCTATATACATTTGAATATTAGCTGCCGATGTATGGGCAACATGACCATTAATTAAGTATTGTCCTGATTCTGGTACTGTAAACTGTGTACCATTCCAAGAGGACGTAGTGTCTTTAGTTTCAATCCAACTAATATCAGTTACGTTAGCTGTTGCAGTTGTTGTATTAGATCCAGCACCTTCTACAACTACTTCCCTACCACCTAAGTCTTCACTCATTTGAGCGTTAGATGACCAACCTTGGATTGGAACATTATCAAAAACAATAGAAATTACATCACCTGAAACCCAAGTAAATGGTATCGTAGATGATGGTACAATAGTTCCTAACGCTGCGGTAGATGTACCTTTTGCATACGCTACCAATTGTGTATTTGTGTTTTTAAAAACATAACCATCATAGAAGCTAGTTCCTGCGTCAAAATAAGTAACATTACCATAGTTAGGAACCCCACCATCCAATGTAGGATCAATTTGCAGCCCAGGTGGTAATGTGAATACCAATGCCCCTTGTGTAGTTGTAGTCCCAACTGTTATGTCAATTCTACCAGATAGAAACTTACCATTTCTTGCATACCATGAATTATTAATTGCACCGTTCCCTAAAACAAAACCGCCAGTTATTGTTGGAGTATAGTCAGTAGGATCAATTTGTATTGCTCCAAAAGCTAAATTAGTTGGACCTACTGATACATTATCAATATAAAGTGAGTATGATGATGTTTCTGTGGTAGCATGTTCAATAACTAACCTATAATCTAATTCTGTGTGATCAGTCTGAAATTGAGCATAATGAGTCTTATTAGCTCCAGCTTTGATATCAGATCCGTTTGGTAATATTGTTATTGGAGTTCCTGATGGGTCTTGAATTATTTTTACAATAAAAGCTCCATCAGCTAAATTTGCATCACTAGCATCATAATCAAAACTAATAGTAAGTTTTTTAGCTAAATCAGCTTTATCAATAGTAAAATCAACATAAGCTTGAGCACCTGATACATCTCCAGAACTTTTACCAATAGCTCCTGTTTTTAAACCTCTAAGAACAGTAGATCCACTAGTTGCAGTTATATTTAAACCAGTTGTATCCAACCAGTTACCTACTGAAGTTTCAAAGTTGGTATCGTCACCTTTTAGATAGTTAATTCCACCAGATCCTCCGGTAGCAGTTGCTGATCCAGTTCCACCGATTACATTCCATCTGTTTTCAGTATCACTATATTGCATTGCTACAGCTTGATTATCTAGTAGATCTATGTCTAGACCAGTTCCAGTTAGTATTCGAGTAGTTGCTATAACATTTCCAGTATCTTCATTACCAATTGTTACAGTAGATCCAGTTCTATTTATTACTTTACATTCATAGTTCCCAGAAAAACTTAAGCCAAATACCTTTGTTATGGTACCGCCTAATTCTATTACTGGCTTAGATACTGTTAAAGAAACTGATCCAGCTCCAGTGGCGGATTGTATTTCGTTTGATACAGGTCCAACGAATGTCTTATTTGATATATCTTGTGTGTCAGTTGATCCTAATACAAATCCAGATACTCCGTGAACTGAAGCAGTCGCAGCTTCGTGAGAGTCTAAGTTACCGTCTATTTCATCAAGAGCTGCTTGAGCTTCAATTGCTGTGAGTCCTGAAGTAACATTATTGAAAGATATTGCAGAAGCATCGTGAGCGTCTACAGCATCAGCTAAGTGATCTGATATGCTTGTAGCGTTTGTTCCTATGTTAGTTGTGTTTGTAACTATCTCACCATCTAACTCGTTTAAAGCTCCTTGAACGTGAGTAGCGAGTAGCGTTGCTGTTGCGACATTAGATATCGCAGAAGCATCGTGAGCGTCTGTGGTATCAGCTAAGTGATCTGATACAGCAGTGGCATTATTACCTATTGAAGTTTCAGCAGTATCTAATCTACCCTCTACTTCATCTACAGCAGTTTGTACATTAGCTGCTGTTAACCCTGACGTTGAGTTATCATACGCTATCTCAGAAGCTTCGTCTTTTGTTAGGATCTGAGCATCTACATAAGCCTTCACTGCCTTCTGTGAGGCTAATAATGTATCAGAATCGGCAGTTAAAGCAGCGTCTGTATCAATTGCTGTACCGGATACTCCTGTATTGATTACAGGACTTGTATGTGTTTTATTAGTTAATATTTGAGTTTGGTCTTCAGTTACTACTTCACGTTCTCCAGCAGCGTCTACACCATCAGTGTCGTGATATACTTTGGTTCTTTTAGCAGTTTTATCATTACGGATCTCTCCGTCTAATGTTGCCGCATCAGTTGTTCCCTTAATTCTAATATCTTTTGAAAATTTACGTGATTTCAACATGTTATACCTTTCCTTTAAAATCCCCATTTCTGGTTCCAGACTCTATGTCTGTTGCTAAAATTGATATTTTTTTTAAATTTATACTTAAATGTCCTTTAAATCGACTCTGAAAGCTCACAGCGGTACTTCCTATATAATACTTTCCAGTATTTATATTTTCAATAATGTAAACTCCTGTTTTTTTAAACATAATATCCTATGTAAAGTACTCTTCATCGATTTTGGCTTTTGCAGAAAATTTGACAGAAATTACATCATTCAATGCTGTCGGTCCTGCAGTTATCTGAGCTGGATGTAAGTCTAGATATGAGAACTTAAACTGCCCCCCATTTGAGCTGAATTCAAACTCAGTATCATCACCAGTATATTCTACTGAAAAGTTAATAGTAGTCCCGTTATAAGCACCTTTTATATAAAACTCTTCCACTTGATCTGGAGTAGCGTCTGAATATGTTCTCTTTATGAATCCTGAAATTTCTATGCTTTGGACAAAGGCTGTATTGAAAGTCATATTGGTAACGTCACCTTCTCTACGATCCCCAACTAAAGTTCCTACTAATGTGACTTCTGTTGTTGGTATATCCCCAGGACCACTAACACCATTCAATATAGCAGTGGCTGACTCTACCCATCCAGAAGCTTCTTCACCGTAGTTTATATCCCCCGTGTCTGGGTAATCATATATCTCATCCCCGAGGATTCGCGTACTTGACATTTTTTCTCCTATTACTATAGGACTACAAAAGTATCCCTATATATAGTTGTTAAATTTACTGGATTAGTAAAGGAATTTATTCTATACTGTTTGTAAAAACAACGACTTAAACAAAAAACCCCCGAACTGTGCCGGGGGTAGTTTATACTCTTATTTTAGTATTACGCTAAAATGTATCTTAATTGACAGATAGATGCTGGACGAGAAGTGAATAACGCTTGGTCAGTCATACATCTCATTTCTACACCGTGTTTCCCTTCAAGTAATTTGAAGAACTCTTCACCGTCCGGTCTTTTGAATGTTACTTCAGTAGAACCGATTCTCTTAAGATCTTTCTCACAGATGATATAAGCATATCCTTGCTTAACAAATGTAGAAGCTTTAATTTTGATAGTACCATTTTGACCAAAGAATTCGATCTCTCTAGACCCTGACTGGGCTTTAGAGCTTGAGTATGAACTATCAAAAGATCTCTTAGAAACTTGCTCAGCTAAAAGATCATCCCATTGCTTAGGATTAACATAAACACAAACTTCTTCTTCCATTAGACCTTTTTCTACCATTGCAGAAATACCTTCTTCTACTTTAGGTTGAGAAAGAACAACTGGAACACCAACAGTTCCAACATCTACGATAGACCCTTGAAAAAGTGGCTCAGAAGCATTAGCAATACCAAAAAGATTTGTAGCTTCTTGAGAAATAGCGTGAACTCCTAAGAATTCTTTTTTAGCAGCAGCAGCATCGATAGATGTGTTGAAGTAAATGCTTACAGCATCAGTATCAGCAACGTCACCAGCAGTGATCAATGTACCAACAAGACTAACTGATTTATCAGCTAGAGAATATCCAGCAACGATAAACTTCTTAGGTATACCTGTATCTAAAACAACAGAACCGTTAACGATTAAATTAACTGTAGAGTTAGTAGTACCATTCCAAATACCAGCAGCCCATTCAGAATCTTGAATAAGGATAGTAGTATTACCACCAGATTCAACAATTGAAGAAGCAGCAGTTTTAGAATCACCTAAACCAGACTGTCCGTAGAACATTTGAACTTCTAATCTGTGATAGATTGATTTCAACATGTTTCCAACCATAAGATCCATTGCTTTTTCGATTGATTGCTCACCAGAAGCAGATCTATTTAAAGCTGCGATAGAGATAGCTGATCTAAGAACAAGCTCTCTAGCTTTAATAGAAGCATTTTTCATTTTAAATTCTTTAGCGTCCTCAAGGTCAAAAAGATTCCCATCTTCACCACCATAAGTAAAACCAGACTCTAAAGATAAGATAACTGGCTCATTATAAGAGTTACCCATTTTTTTAGATTCATTGAATTTAACTGCATTGTAAAGTTTAATGTGATCAGGAACTAGATCCTGAACTTTGTCTGCATATCTATCTTTGTACAGACCGTTAAGTGTAGCGACTTCATTAGCCATTTTAATTCTCCTTGTCTCTCTTTTTGAGGACATTTAGTTAGTTAAGTTACACAAACGACCTAATCTTTAAAACTTTTTAGTCTAAATTCGGTATTCTAGAGTCAGAGCACTAATCCTAGACAGGGTATAGTGGTATTTCTAGAAATCTCCTCCAACGGCATAAGCAGTAGAAAAAGGTGTTCATTATTTGGCAGAAAACTGCCGTTCTATAACATAGTTGTTAAAATAAAGCAACTACAATCTTATAAAAATTAAATAAAATTAAGATTTATAGTAATTATAGTTACTTACGTATTATCCAAATAAACTACTTAAGTTTACTTTTTCTCTTTTTTCTTTCTTTGCGGTATCTGGCTTAGAGACACCTTTGTCTATAGTACTGGCATTTTTCACTTGTTTCTTAGCCTGTTCTACACGCTCTTCTCTTAACTTATTAAGAAGCTCATCTCCCATATACTGTTTAAGAGCTGCTGTAGACTTAAACCTAGATGCAGATCTTTGAAAGTTCTCTCTTAGCTGATTCTTAACTTCAGGAAGTACATCTTTTGCAGTAATATCATGCATATTGTTCTTAGCTGCCCACATGAGGTTTTCTGCTACTAAAGCAACAGTTTCTCTATCAGCAACTAGCTCATCATCCCCTGACAAAGCTGCCATGATGTCTGTTTGAATCTCGTCAGCTAGAGCAGATCTTGCTGCTTCTTGTTCTTTATCCTGAGCTGCTTTTTTTAAGCTGTCCCTTTCTGCTTTTAATTCTTCGTATTCTTTTTGTCTAACTATCTCTGCTTTTTCTTCTGGAGACATTTCTTGTTCTTTAGCAAGTCTATCTATATACCTGGCGGAAACATCTAGTGGATCAAAATCTGGGTCCATTTCTTTAAGTACAGCGAATGGGTCATCTAATAATCTCTTAAGTTCATTAGAGTATGCATTCTTAAGTTCTTGAAGTTCCTGCATGGATTGCTGACCTTTTGCAGCTAATTGAAATTGTCTAGTTAGAGCTTCCTCGTCATTTAGATCAACTTCTCTTACAAATTCTTTTCCGTCTACCTTTAAAGTAAACTGACGAATCATGCTTTTTACTTCTTCTTCCGAAGCTCCGTCCTCAATAGCGTCTTTAATCTCTGATTCTAACTCTTGTTCAGTTTCAGCTTGTACTTCTACCGTACCTCCATCTAATGTTTCTTCTGATACGATTGGTGTTTCAATTGTATCCTCAGATACCACTTCTTCAACAGCTTCGCTGCTTTGTTCTTCTGACATTCTGTTCTCCTTGCTAGTCTATCGATATAGCATAGTTACCTCGCCATTATGGTAGAGGTTATTTAAATGTGTACTTTATAATTCATCTTCTTTTTCTTCTTTTTGTAATCTTTGCTGAGCTTCCCATTTTTGCTGAGTCATCCCTGCTTCCACTAAACCAAATTGTCTATCTCTACTTTCAGTTTTCAACGGCACTCCAAAACTTTCCAACTTAGCTCTAGCCATTCTTTTAAGTACGTTTAGATTTGTGTACTTTCCGCTTTTATGAACATACTTCTTAGTTCTTTCATTACGTATATAAAATTCCATATCTGTCAAGTTGAGAACTGGGCGATATTTTGCTCCGGTAGTTTGTGAGACAAATGCTCTCGCACTGACCCTATGGTTTTGTTTGTATTTATGATCTACGTATTTTATCCTTTGAATGCTCATTATAGATCCGATGGTTTTTGAGGTTGTGGTGGTAATAGTCCATCAGAAACTCCAGCAGCTTCGGGTAAGTTAGGCTGACCACTAGCTTGTGAGTCTTGAGGAGCGAGCATAGGAGCGTTGGCATTATCTATAGGTACAGGTTGTCCTTGTGGTGCTGGGTCTGGTGGAGCATTAGGATCAGGCTGAGGAGCTATGGACTGCTCTCCGATCATAGACAATAAGAAAGGATCTATTGTTCGTAGTAAATTAGCATGTTCTTGAACATGGTCCATCACCAATTGAACTAATTCTGGATCTTTCTTTAATTCAGTATCATTCAATACTTCCATATGCTCTTTTATATGAATAGAGTGTCTCTCAGACCAAATAGCCTGTTGAGCTTCTCCGCGAACCATCGCTTCATTCTCTGACTTAATTAGTGTCAAGTTATCAATCTTACCATCAGTGAGATAGTCTAAGTTACCAGTGTTAAGTACCATTAGATACTTATCAATATTGTCTATAAGTCCCATCTGTAATAGGTTCTCTGCAACTTGTGCTCTCCCGGCAGTACTGTTATGAGTAACAGTAAAATCTTTGAGTAAAAAGTGAGGGTCTTCTATCAGAGAAAATCCACAATATTTACCTTCACCTATAGATTCTAATTTTATTCCGTAATTTCTCCAATCTTTCTGTTTCTTAACTTTTTTTACTTTTTTTCTTTCTATTTTAGTGGGAATATTCCAAGTATCTCCACCTATAGATATTATGTTATACTCAGCTTCTGTTGACATTTTGTTTGTAGTTCTAGTTATTTTACTTCTACCTACTTTATAACCAAGAGATCTTGCTATATATTCGATCCCATCAGATATAATATTACATTTCTGATTAATAACAAATGTTTCACCTACAGTGGTACCATCTGCATCTATGAAACCTGCTAATAATTGTAATCTACTCTCAGAAGTATTATACTTATAAACGTGAGGAATATGCTTATTTCCTATCAATTCTAATTCTTGCATTATATTCATCATAGGATTTCTATCTGATCTACCGTTAGCTATCCCAGAAGTTACTCTATATGTTTTAGCATTTCCTGTATAAGTATCACCTTTCGCCTTTAAATGCATACCAATACTATTAGCATAATCAGCCCATGCAGTTTTTACTTCAAAATCTTCTGTCGTAATCGCAGTTTCTTTAGAAGTTCCATCTCCTAACCAAGACCCTAATATGTACGGATCAATAGGTAATTCTTTACCCTCTAATTCAATCCCTCTTCTGAAACCCATTAATAATCTACTGTGTCTCTCCGGTAACTCTAAAAAATCACCAACAGATATATCGATCTCCTGTCCTTTTTCAACCCCATACCTAGAATCACTAGAACAATATTTCAATGTCATTATATGACTCTTATTACAGGTATAGATTAAGTCGTTCTTTTTACTCTTATGTCTAACTTCAAACATTTCTTCAGTTCCGCCACCTACTACGCCTACCGTTCTAGGAAGTGAGTCTGGTCCCATTAAAAGATCACCTACTCTAATGTTCTCTACTTTTTCATACGTTCCGTCATACATAACTACTTCGGTTCCATATTCTAGACAATTCATCAAGGCGTTTCCTGAATCGACTATCACTCGGTTAATTGACTTAATATCATCAGCTTTAAAAGTTTTCATTTCTGAAGTATTATTTATTCCAGCAATGGCTATCATTCTTGGAGAACTAGCAAAGTCTTTTAGTATGTTTATAGTCCCTGTCCCAACATCCTCAAGCAACCTTACGTATGATTGTTGTAATCCTGATACGAACTGCAATGCCTGAGATTGTACTAAAGCTAATGCATTACCAGATCTAAGTGACTGTTCTGGATTACCTCTTGCAACAGAGTTGACTCCAGATAACGTTTCCATTGTCTTTTCTAGTAGTCCCATCATTTGATAAACTTCTGGTGAAGTTGCAGTCAGTTGTAGAGCCTCAGGCTTACCTGCAGCTTCATTATAATGTAAGAACTGCATTCCGTTACCAACATGTTCAGGCTCAATTCCTGCACCTCTAGGGGATAATATAGATTGGACACCAAATGCGTTAATGTTTGTAGCTGCAGTTGAGTACATACTATTTAACATCTCTTGAAGTGGTAACAAATCAAACATATCAGTATATCCATAAGGTGTACCGATAATACTCGAAGGTGTAATTCTGTAAATAGGAAGATCTCTATAAGGTAACATTGTATCTTCTAAGATGATATCTTGATCAACATACAACATGTATTTACCATTAGGCATCGATTCAGTTCTCTTATGAAAGAACTCTTTAATAAAAACGTCATCTGTCTGGTTTGCTTTTGAATAAGAACTATGTGTTTTTGATTTTTGTTCTATATCTACTGTATCCAGTTCTACTATCTTATCAGCAAACTCTGGATATTTAGCTGCTAGATCGTACCTGTTTATCTTACTTCTACACACCACCCAGTCATTTTTATCAAAGTACTCTTTTGTTGAGTCGAAAATAACATCATATGGAGACACTAGAGAATAACCAATATCACCTTCATATAGAGGGAGGGCTTCTAGAATGTTCCCATTAATATCTACAGGATTACCATCCTCATCTTCGTCAACAATGGAACTCGGGTCAGGCTCTACATAGTCGTAGATTTTACCAGTTGTACTGTTCCATTCTAATTTTACATAACCTGACCCTAATATAATAGCATACTCCACAGCCTGCTTTAGGATTTCTTCGAGTCTCATTTCTCGCATATAGTAGTCGAGAAGCCCGTTTCCTAGCTTTGCTTGTATCAGAGATTTCCTATCGGTATTGATTGCTCTACATTGAAATGCTGGTCTTGTTCCAGTAACCATTACGTGAATATGTCTGGCTAGATTTCTATAGTGATTAACTGCAAGATTTACGATCTCACCACTTTCCCCACCATAACTAATACCATGAGAATTCCCAGATCCTCCGTAATATTCCCCATAATAAGCTCTCCAAGATCTCTCAATCTTACTGAGGTAACTAGAGTCACTGATTCCAGTGAACCAATCCTTAGCTTTTTCGTCTAAGAATCTTACTGTTACATCTGGCTTATCTGCAGCAAAATATTTATTACGTGACATATCTATCCTTTATTTTCATTATCTATAATATAGTTGTTAAAATGTGTATTACAAAAGTCAAGCTATTTTTTTAAATTCATGATTTTTCTCATTAAATCAACACTTTGAGATGCTTTATTTTCTCTATAGTTCTTTGTTACATGTGTGTTTGGTTTAAGTTCATTACCATAAAACTCAGGAAATGGGTTTCTGTATGTATGAATGTTTCTTACCATATATATGAGAGCGTCCAATGCATCAGCATGAGATGTCAAAAGTCCTGCTGTATCATTACCTTTTAAGTGCCTAAACTTCCCAGTGGATGTTCCTGCTCGTGTGAACTGCCACTGAGCGTATTTTACATGATAGATAAGGTTCTTACATCTCGGATGAATTACGATCCTTTCTTGTTCAATCCATCTTCTCACATTGTCTACCGCTTGCTCTTTGTTATGCTTAGCTGTCGGTATGAAGGTCAGATCGTATGTTCTAGCAAGTTCGTTTATCAGCATGAGATTATTATTATCCATGACTCTCAAATATGCTGGCTGAACTCCCAATGTACTTTTGAATCTAAGTTCTTCTTTATGTTTTATGTTTTTATCTAGTATGTCTGTCTTAAGTTCGGGTCCGTTTATTACGTACTCATCTATAATCACTAGTCTCGAATTCTTAAAGTCGTAGTAGCCAAAAAGTGCCACAGTTAAATCCTTGAAGCCTAAATCCATTGAAGTATAGAAATCACAGTGATCTGGGATCTCAACTTCCTTTACTATTTTGTCTTCTACTGGAGAAAACTCTGGAATTACGTTGGCTTCTGTTACATTTGGAATTTCGCAATTGTGTACCATTAATTGCCCTAATGAATAAGAATGGTCATCTTTAACTTGAATATCGTATACGTATTCTTTATCATAATCTATCAATTCTAATTTATTTAATCTAGAATATATTTTATTATCTTTAATTATACAAGAAGATTTTCTTTTAGTTATTTCTCTACCTAAAAACCTCTCCGCATCCGATCCACATATATATAATCTCCATGAATCATTTACATTAACAGTACGACCTTCTATTATATGTTTTCCTTTTTTGTGCATTTGTTTTATTGTACAACCTATGTTCATACTATATAACATTTCCGCTACATCTTGCATCAATTGATAGCTTGTAGAATTACACCCTATTCTCAATCTACCATTTCTTTCTATCATGTGACCATCTCCTTCGATATAAGCTTTAAGAAACGTCATCTTTATATGATCGGAAGCATATTTTATTGAATTTATAACTTTTTTATATGATGATGTTCTGCCAAATGGTTTCAGGAAATCTTTAGCTTCCTTACTATTTAGTCCCATTTGAACAACATTTTCATCATCTTTATATTTAACTAAGTTTTTTCCATATAAGTTGTTAACTACCAAATTAATTTCATCTATAGGATCTTTTTTAGCTAAACTTAGTATTACTTGTTGTTGAGTTTTATTATGATGACCTTCTGCTACATACCATCCTGCTAAAAAAGCCATGTCTTCAGTTATTATTTGATCTACACTTAACTCAGGATGTTGTTCTATTACAGAATATGGGTGTCTGGTGAAATCTATATTTTCAACTTTTTCCCATACTGGAATGTTCCCATCATAAGATACATATATTTCATGTCCTTCTGTCACAGTAACTGGAAGACCTGTATTATGTAATTTGTAAACATTCCTACCATCATACTTATTCTTAAAAACTCTTTCTACAGATTTCAAATTACCTTTATGAGTAAATACTCTATCGTCTTTTTTTATGTTTTTTATTTTCTTAAACCCTTCTAATGTGTTCACCATAGTATTCTCATCAAAGCATAAATATTCGCATCTGAACTTAGTATTATTCTCACCACCAGGATATCTAGCTACTATCAAAGCTCTTTGCTTATTATCTACCATAGGAGAGTCTTCATATGTGAATTTTAATAACTTTCCTGATGCGGCTAAAGGATGTATAAACAACTCATGAAAATCATGATTTGGATTTGCGTCATTTGGGGTTGATGCTAGAAAAATCTTACCACCTGTAGTATCTGTTGTTGGTGCTAGTACGGAGTAGATAACTGTCTCTAGCTCATCACAGAACCCAGCCTCGTCCACGACACACATATCTGCTGTTCCACCTCTGAGGTTATCATATGATTTTCCATCCGTTCCAGCGACTTGAATCTCAGACCCATTAGGAAATAACCAAATCTTTTCTTGTGTTTTCCATTCTGGTTTTACTTCATCAGGACAGTCTCTTATTATTTCTCCTATTCTCTTTTTTATAATACCGACTACCATCTTTTGGGTAGGACATGCGTATTTAATGACAGCTCCTGGCTTGTTAAGACATAATTCGATTGCCATTAGACATAATGTAAAAGATTTTCCAAACTGTCTAGAAATAAGACATGCTGATATATTATCGTCTGTGTTATTAAAATGATCGTATATCTCTCGTTGCTTACCCTTCAGTTTCCAAGATAGCTTACCTTGTCGCCAAAGAGCTTCAATAGCTCCTTCTCTAGTTAGCGTCTTCTTACGTTTAGAGCTTTTAGGTGGTTCTCCATATTCTTTTGTCATTATTCAGACTTCCCTACAATCTTTAGAAGTTCTGCAACATCGGCAACCTTTGTCTTTTTTGTACTAGGAGCAGCGCCTCTAATAGCTCTCAATGTATTGTATAGTATCTGGAATGATTTAATATCTTTATCATCATAATCCTGAGACTCTACTAAACTTGCTATGTGTCGGATTCCTCCAGAACATATCTGCTCTTCAAGTGAAGTACAGTCAATATCTTCTATTTCATCTTCTAAGTCATTTTCTTTTATAACATACTTGAGTTTATCATTCTGGTTCTCAAGTTCTGCTATACGTTTCTGAAGGGCGAGTAGTTCTCCTACAGCCTCATCGTGTTCAAAATCCATATTATCCTACCATTTAAAGTTTTTTATCTTATCTTCAGTACTTCTAACGATGTTAAGTTTCCCTTGAGTAGCTTTAAGTTCCTCAATCTCTTTTAACAGCACGTTAAGTTTCTTATCAGTACTATCTTTCTCTTCATTAAGTCTACTAGTGAATATCTCAACATAATTAGGCTTTCTGAGACTTTCTAAATAAGCCTTATAACCTACTAGCCCTGTAATTGCAGCAACCATAATGGACTGGGCAATATTAGGCTGGTTGTAGTAAAAAAATGGTGTTAGCGCTAGTAGTAACACTAAAGGTACGTAGTCAATTAGTTTTTTCATAAATGTCCTTATTTTTGTTTTTTAATTGCGTTTCTTATTTTACTAAACAGTCGCTTATCTTTTTGCTTTATAGGGACGATGACCTCCTCTCTCTCTTTCCTCTTCTTAAGCTTCTTCAGTTCTTTGTTCTTATCTATGTCCATTACTCTAACCCTACCTCTTTTCTTTTTTTTCTGTATTCAGCCTCAGCAGAAGCTTCTTTTTGTTCTTGAGTCATCCCCTTATGTGTTATGTCGTAGGCTTCATTGCTTGCTTTCAGTCGCTCCTCAAGTAAGTTTGCGTCTTTATACTTATCAAGCACTTTCTGGGACCTATTAGATGCTCTTTTCTTAGCTTTCTCAAAGTACTCTTTATCTGTAAGTTCCTTCAGCGCTGCTATCCTTAATTCTTTATCCATCGTAATCTCCTTCACATATAGTTGTTAAATGTGAGGTGTAATAACTCTTATTTTTCTAACCAACTAGTTAAATCACATACTTACAAGTAAGTGTTGCAATCCCTGAACTACTGTGTTACAGTTATCGATGTATTTATCCGTTTTGACGTAAACTAAAGCGAGTCACAAGAAAAGCAGGATGACGTTAACTTACCTGCACAGCTTTACTGCAGCCTTGATAGGGGTTGACAGTCAGTGAGGCTTTATAGGGCAAATAGTCCGACAGTATCAGAAGGTAGGGATTAGAACTAACAAGCTAATCTTAACTCACGAACTTACATTTGATACCTTAGCAGGTAATGTTATAGTGGGATATGTGATGTACTGATTAGGTTTACTTTAGAGAAGAACCGCACCACAGATAAGCTGCTACTATATATCATAGTAAGTTGTTCCTATTGTCTTGAAGCCACATACTGTGACATCAAGATATATGTTGACTCTTGAGTAGGGTGTGCTAGAGTAGAAGGTAACAAAAAGGAAGATATGACACTTGGCGCAGTTAGTAAACATCAAATTCCACTGATAATGACCTTCTCAGAAGAAGATGCCCACATGATATGTGAGAGCCTTGGCGACTCCCTTGAGGAAGCTTACAGGATCATGGACTTTTTTCAGTTTTATGATGAAGAATTTGATCCTTTTGAAGAATAACTCGGTAGACGGTATTTTTCTTTTAAAATGCAACGAAATCGTATTGACATTCATGATGGTAACTGCTATGCTGACAATAGCAGTAAGTATACTGTGTCAGATAGCGATTATTGAATTAATAACCAGAACTAACTAAGAGAATGTGACAGATGATGTGTAAATCGATACTAGAACTAAAAAAAATAATTAAAATAGAGGGTATAGACAGAGAATCTGGCAGAATTGCTAGAGAAATTGCGCTAGGGGACTGGATTAATAGTTGGGTTGTGGAGGTAGAGTCCTCCCAATCCATCATTAAAGGGTCACTAACCAGTGAAGAAGACGACTTTATTAAGTATCACATGGCAACTAAAATGGGAGAAATCCTAATGGAAGAATGTATAGCGGTAAAAACTACTCCAAATAATATAACTACCAAAATTAAGGCACTTAAGAGATGAAATTACCAAAAAAAGCTATAAAGTGTCAAGAGATCATAGATAAGTTAGTAAATTTACTAGACTATTATATGGGAAATACTTTAGAGTTTAAAAAAATGATACGAAAGGATGCTCAGTATCTCGAAGATTACTTAAACGAGATATCTGAAGATCATAAGACTCATAATATTAGATTTGCCACTAAGTTAAAAGCGTTGTGGAAGAAAGATCTTGATAAGAAAGAAGCTAAAATTAAAGAGTTAGAGCACAAAATAGAGGAGTTAGGGTGATGGAAGTATTAAGATTACTAGTGATGTTCACTGGAGGACCTATCTCACAAGAGTATTATGTAGATACATGTTATAGAGCTAGGACGCATCTTTCCATTAATAAAAAAATAGAGATGGGTATAGGTTGTAGCACTGTGAACGACAGAAGAGCTTTTCGACAAAGTGAGCTGTTAAAAATTTTGGGTGAAAAGAGATAGCTGATTTTTCTGAAGGAAAAATACAGCGATATAAGGTGATGCATAGAAAACTTATGATTATACATATTCCTGTATAATCAGTATCATAAAGGTGTTTTATATATGGCAGAATTTAGACCATTTGAAGATAAAGAAGAAGTTAGGAAGCTAAAAATAGAGCGCGACCTACTTATTTCAAGTCTGTCGAGCTATGAGATGCCTGAAACCGAGAAGTTATTCATAATACGCAAAATCAATAATATAACTGAGAAGTTACTGGAGAAAGCCCGATATGGAAAGAATTAGTATGTATCGTCACACAGTTAAAGATGTGGAGCAGTTAGGAGATGGAACAAACTTCGTCTATTTCTATCGAACAGACTGGTCATCAATGACTAGTTACATTCCGAAAAACGGAAGTAAGGTAGTGAAAAGAGAAGAAAAAGAAGTATTTTTAGAGCAGGAGTTACTAGATGAGCATTAAAATCATCTTAGCAACAATATTATCCCTAGTGTGTATTGTCTTATCTGGAATCGGAGAAAATATTTATGTTGCATATTTACAAATAATGATATATATTGGAATCATCTCGTTAATTGTGTCGAGATACTATGAGGAAAGCTAGATATGTTTGACTATATGATTAAGGTTTTAAATAATAACCGCCTCCTGGTGCGTGAGAACGCCTCTGGAGCCACTAAGAACCTTAAGGCAACCGAGATATCATCTTTTTTTGAAAACGTCTTAGAAGAGCAATTAGAGGCACAGGACAAAGAAGACGCTAAAATAGCCGAAATTAAGAAGCAGCTAAAGGTATCCAATGAATAAACTAAGAAGATTCGTTGATATTTTATTATTACCAGTACTTATGTTACTTTTGGCAATCGGAACCTTTGCATTATTAGTAAAAGGATCATATCGATATATAATATATGGGGAAAAGTTTTAATGATTGAGTCAATTGGTTGGATAGCAGGATTATTATTTGCATTTTGTGGACTTCCTCAATCGATTAAATCGTATAAAGATGATCATTCTAGAGGCATAAGTAATTTATTTATGTGGATGTGGTTAGTTGGAGAGTTGTTAATGCAGGTTTATGTGTATTTAAAACATGGTCTAGATATGCCATTATTAGTAAACTACTGGATAAACACCATATTTTGCATAGTTATACTTAAATATAAATACTGGGAAAGAAGATGACTAAAGAAGAAAAAGATAAATATGGGGACAAATGTCCAGAGTGTAGAACCGAATGGGACTTCACTCCTCGTATCGTATGTGCAGGAAATTGGGTACATTGTACTAAGTGTGAAAAGAAAGCTGATCAAATATTGGAAGAGAAAAAAGAAAAATCTGACACAGGTTATGAAAGTTTAAATAAGTTATGGTCAGGTGGAGTGGATTGGGGGCATAGAAAATGATGTTTAACCATACAGAATTAGAACATTATATAAAAGATCTTGAGCATAATATGCCTAAGATAGAAGGAGTGGAGTGGACCGTACTCATAGATAGAATATGTACAAGTCCGGGATTTCAGGTAAGAGTAGTAGCTAGTTTTACTACTATGACAGAGGATTTGATAGAAGAATTTCTTTTTATTGGAAGCAAACTACATGAAATTACTGCAAATGGTCAGATAAAGCTGGAGTTAGAGTAATGAATTGCATAGTAGGAACTAACAGCATAGTATTTGAATACGAAGGGAAGGTAGTTAGACTAGCTATGGATAAGGAATTGAATAAAAGTGACTTAAAAGAGCTAATAAGCAGCTTTAAGGACGGATTTATAGGAGAGTACAGCTTTGCTGATTCAGATGCAAAACAGCAGGTACTTCTCAATGTAGAAGGTGAACCTGTCATTTTTACTAAGATGCCAGTATAGTGTATTAAGTAATAAAAGCGAGGAAATAAAAAAATGAGTATCGAATTTATGCGACTATATCCACAATTAAGCTTCTGGGAGAGAGTCTGGAAGAATGAAACAGAGGGTTTCTCAGATGATCAGAAGTATCAAGCATATTGGAATTACATGGAAATTAAGAGGAGAATGGAAAAATGAGCGCACATAAATCAGCTAAGTTCTTAAAAGAAAAGGATAAGAAGCAACTAGACAAATTATGTAAGTTTGAAGAAGAAACTAGCAAGATGGTAAAAGAGGTCTTAGGGAAGCGATTTGAGCTTCTAGAGGGTTTTGCTAAGGCTTATATGGCAGAGATCGCCATAGATGGTAAAGTGCCTAGAATCGAAGATATAGAGCTTGTAGAGGAACGTACTGCTGGAAGAACTGTTTGGTATTTTAGTAAAAGACAGGAGAAATAAAAAAATGGAAGTAGACATATCATATATGAACGGATCTCCTGTTGATACTAGAGGAATACCTGCCACTTGCTTACTAAATACCAAAGTTAGTGAGTGGATTGAAAACAACACAAATAGACCATCAATTATAAGATTTAGTCAAGAGTTTAGAAAAGAGCTGGAAAAAGAGTATGGTAGTCCTTTATTCAGAGTGATTACTTTAGTAGGAACTTTAGATATTATAGTGAAGGATATAGAAGATTATGGAGTAGAAATTTACTAGAAAAGTGTATAAAGTATAAAATAGGGAGAAATAATGAGAAACGATATGAACGAAGAAGACAAATTAATCGACCACTTAACAAATGAACTAAACTACGAAGATTATAAGATATTTGTTGAATTTATGAGAATAAAAGATCTTCAACAAAAAGTATTAAAAGATAAGCTATTAAAATTAAAGAGATTACTGTTATTAACAGATCCTGTAGTTGAAAAAGAAATAATGTCAGAACTTCAGTTGATACAATGGAATGAATTTATTAAGAAGTTTCCTGATGAAGATCAAAGTAAAGGATATTAAATGAATAAAGTACTAGAATTACTAAGAAACGAACTTCGTAAAGGTGATTATAGAAATCCCTATCTTTATCACGCAGTTCATGCTCTAGAAAGAACTGCTGAATATGAAGAAGAAGTATTAGCCAATACTATCATACACTTAGCTCAAGCACTCGAAAAGAACCAAGAGTACCTATATGAAGTATCAAGCAGATTACCACAACCGTTACAGAGGTTTAAATGAGTATAACTGGAACAGACATAAAAGATGCGATAATTAAATACTCTAGAAGATCTCCAATTAATAAGTACATTGATATCATCATAGAAATAGGGTTCTTAGCTCCATATTTTAGTTCTGAACCACCTAAAGGACTTGACCCTACATTCTACCATACTTTGAGTTATGAAGGCGATATGGTTAAATATGAGCGATTAGTAAAATTAGTGTATAAAGCTTAAAATAACGGAGAAATAAAAAAATGGAAGAGCAAATAGAAGATTGCTGTATATGCGACGAAGAAGCTGATGTCCTAGAAGATGATGGACGATATTACTGCAAAAAGCACTCAGATGCTTATGTGACTCAGCAGAAGGCTAGAACTCAGGGATTTGATTGGGACTTAGAAAGAGCAGCACGATTTAACGAAATGGTAGAGGAAACTAGAAATAGTGTATTAAGTTTAAAATAGGCTTGTGTGTACTCAGAGTGAGTAGTAGCCCAATAGGTATCATCTGCACCACGTACCCCCCCACCTAAACAATATTTGTTTGTCAACTTAATTCTTCTTAAGTAAATAAAATATGTTGACTCTCCAGTATGCAAGAATCATACCAACATTAAGTACCCTATAGAATATACGCATGTGCCTATTATCTGTGGCACTATTACTAAACATATATAGTTTACCTGCCAACTATCTGTGGCAGCTCAGATTGCCTTGTAACACATTTAAATTAATTATACGATACTTGACTAGGGTAAAATCCTATGATCTTACAGAGCTTGTCAGGAGCTTAGAGAGTTATGAATAATATTTATTTATACCTGCCAACTTTCTGAGGCACTTGCAAAGGTGGGGTAAATGTGATATAATGAAAGGTTAAGTACTTTTTCCTAGTTTCAGGAGTATTTTCTAAACAGATATTGTTTGTCAAGCTTTTTATTTCTTCTATGTTTTATTCCATCTTATATATAATGATGCTGAATTATTTTAGTATTGATGCATTTTTTTCTTGTGCTATAGGTTTTAGTGTGATATAATGGTTATAGAGATTAACGCAATGCAATAGGAGAGTAATATGACAACTAAGATTAAATCAATGACTACGGATTTATTTAGCAAATTACCTGACACAACTATTCATATATTAAAAGTTGAGTGTTTAGGTGAAAAGACTAAATGGTATAAGTCAAAAGATGCTAAGAAAATAACAGAAATAAGATTATGCTTTGAAAAGATTTATGGAAAAGAATATGAGAGTGATAATACTTTAGAATTTACTTATGATAGGATCACTTGTAAGGATACTTTAGATTATTGTGATGAAAATGCAGTATATAGTGGAATTAACAGCTTTAAGGGGATATTATTATAAGGGGAATGTATGAAGCAACTTAATAAGGATCAAGCAATTATCAATGATATATTGCGACAAGGTAGAATCTTACTAGATGGTAATAGACTTAAACCATCTGATTTAAATAGCGATATGGTGTTCATGTTGTGTGATAATGAGTTGACAAGTGACAGTAAATTTGCAGATATATATTATAATAATGAAGATGAAATTTTAACAATACTTAGTAATTATAGAGGGTAGGGGTATATATGCAAAACATTATTTTAAAAATAACAAGCATGAATGATATTCAAAATTACATCATAAACAATAAACTTGAAAGTACCTTTAAAATAACTGAAAGGGACTTAGTTTATAGTAATGGTTCAGTATATTCATTTTATATGGATAGTAAATTGATAGAAGTATTTGAGATTGAATCTCATAATAAGATTGATGAACATGTCGCATATCAATATATGTTGGGCTATTTAGATAGCTACATATCAATTAAAGGTACTGTACAAAATAGTATGCAGAGTAGACTAAATAGATGATACTTAACACGGTGCATTATATGTAGTATAATTAAGTATAGCAACAATAAAGGGGTATAATATGAGTAAGGTAAGTAAGACAGAGGTACAAGCAGCTTACAGGATAATTAAAGCAGTAATTGATATCGAGCTAAATAAGCGGCATATAAAGTACAAGGCTAGTAGTAGCGCACCACAATCTTACAAGAAGATGAGAGACTGTTTTGATGCATTAGGATACTTCCTGGTATATGATGGAGGTGATCATGGTATGATGGGTAAGGAGTACAATATCAAGTTTAGGGCATTACATGACGCAATGCATTATGCTTATGGTATCTCATTTAAGTTTGG